ATAGCTTCCCCGCTCTCACGGTTCATGCCCGTATTGCGCACAAACTGCCCAGCCTTCAACATGGCGCGCTCTTTGTCGGTTGCAAGGCACATCCGCTGTTCCATTAGGCCGTTGCTACTCACACCAACATACTTAGCGTCGCCACCTTGTTCTATATCAATGCGCGAGCCAGCACCAACGCGCAAGGTAGGGGCTTGCCCCGGAATATCAGTGGCCGCTTTTGTGATGCCACCAATAACGACCAAAGTGTCCTGCCCTTGCATATAGAGGTTTTGACGGTAATCAGCTTCACCCCTATAAATTGCCATTGTTAAGCGGCCAAGTCCCACCAGAGGAGGTTCAGCAGGTTCTGCCACAATATCTTGCGAGTTGATAAACACAAAGGGAATTTCTTGCAAAGTTTGCCCGCGTATTGTAGGGGCAAACATACTTGCTTCGGAATACTGTGTTCCTTCGAACACACCTTGATAATAAGTTGCATCCTGTTCGTTAGGCGTCAATTCTCCTAATTGCAACACACGGAATTTTTCTTTGATTTCCCATGTGAAGTCTTCGGTACGTTTCCAACCTGTTTCATTCAATACAACCAAGTTTAGGCTATTAAAACCATCTCGGAAGCTACCATCGTCCCAGTTAATCACAGATTCTGCGGTGTATAGGGCAAGATAGGGCAGCGGGTTAGCGGGGTCAGGTTCGGCTGGCAAATCGGCCATAAGCCCCACACGCCCCACAATTAACTGCTCTTCGTTGATACGGCGTAACAGTAGTTCCAGGCTTTCGCCGTGCACCGTTGCCCGTTCTCGTAATGGTTCCAGTTGTGGTGGTAATTCGATTGTCGGGGGTTTGCGGTGCAGTAAGCCAATGGTTACAGATATTGCGTCTTTCACATAATCGTGAAAAACTGCTCTTTTCCGATAAGCGTCATAAGCCTTATAACCTTCTTGTCCAGGTTTCATACCATCTAGATGCATCCCAGATGTAGCTGGTAGGTAAACTTCCCCTTTCTCTTTAACGCGGGTTTCGCCTTCAAAACAATCCCGCATCAAAACCCAAGATTCTGAGAACCTTGCGTATTGTGGATGTAATGTATCAAGTCCCATTAGTAGTGTCCTGCTAGTTTGCCGTTTGTAAGGATAACACGCCCCATCGGGAAATGCCAATCAATAAAATAACCGATTGCGGTTGTGATGTGCTGGTACTTGTTTCGTTGGTCTTCCTGATAACTAGAACCTTCCTGCAACTGTACTGTGGCCAGACCTTTATGGCACCATTCCGCAGTATTAGGATTGACAAACAGCGAAGTTTTCCCTTCCGCATTTAATATCTTAGCCCGCACGGCATTTTGACGGTCTTTAATTGACGGGTGTTTATGCCTGACCCTACGTTCAAACTTCCAACCGTTAATGCGCAATATATCTTCTATTTCATCGTAGTCTGATTTGTGACCATGTTTTTCACCAGCACGGCCAGCGGGGTCTCCATAAATGTAAACCGTCTTATTATGATGCTCTTTGTACTTCTCAACAAACTCCAGAGCACTTTGACGGCTAACGGCACCTTCTAAAACAATTTCATCCAGAATGTACACTTTACCATCGCGCATCACAGAAATACATGATGACAGCGGTGTATAGTTCTGGTCATGGCTCCAATACAGAGGTTCGTCGGGGTTAATCACAGCATCTGTCAAATTGTGAGAACCGTAATCTTCGTAAATACGGCCAGATGCCGTTTCAAAGCTGGCCTGATATTCCTGCTTAAATTGCTTTGGCGACATTGTGCGCCGTGCACTTTCAATTACATCAGGGGGCAATATTTCATCAGAAGTCCAGTGATAATAACCCCATTCAGGGTCGCCGCTATTGATGGCATACTGAGCCATATCATAGTAATGGTTAAGACCATCAGGAACCCCGATAAACCAGCACCATGCGCGATAATATGGGCGAGTAGGATTGACAGTATTAAGGGCGGGCATGATATTAGCTTCCAGGCTATCCCCGCGCACGTCCGCAATTTCATCGATAACACCCCCCGTCCAGTTGATACCTTCAATCCGTTGCGGTTGGTCGAGACCAATAATGTGAATTTCTGTTCCATTAGGAATGTATATTTTTAGTTCTGTTTCGGAAGGTTGTTTAACATGAAGGCACGATAATGTGAGCGCCTTTAAGTCATCCCACCAAATCTTCTTAGCCTGTGCATACGTCGGAGCAGCAGCAAAATACTTCTCGTTCGGGTAGTAAAGGGCTTGCCGCGCAAGGAAACGCTTTGCCCGTTCTGTTTTACCGCTACGGCGGCCAGCAGGCACGATAGGAAACCTTACACCATCGTCAACCGCGCGCAATAAGCGCAGTTGCACAGGGTGGTCTTTTAGCGGATACCATCGCGCTTGCTGTCGCTCTAGAAGTAAAAGTTTTGAACTGCTCATGCAGGTGCTTTTTGCCCAAAGTTTTTGAGGCAATCAATAAGTTGTTGTGTCTCGTCGTGCTCTTGTACCCTACCCCAGCCAAACAGTGCATTTAACTCTTTGGCCGCTTGGACACGGGTTTGATACGGACCGTTTTGCAACACTTCTTCAAGCGTTGCAATAGTTTTACGGCGCAAAATTTCCTGACGTTCTTCATTTGTGATTTCAGCAGGCAGCCCAAGCCCTTGCCGACGTTTCATTATTTCATTTTGAACAAAAGGTGTATCAAGGAACTGTGTTCCCATTCCTTCTGCACGTCGCGCTTTATACCCCATGCGCAGAACGGCTAGGGTACTGTTATAATCCTTCATGTACTCGTTCACGAACTGAATGTACATCTCTTTTTCAAGAGGTGTCGGTTCGCGTTCAAGTTCTTCCTCTTCCCAAAACATACCCATAATTTTTACCTTCTATTCAGCAGTTGTGAGCACACCTTAACAGACTGTGCTCACAAGGTCAAGTGTTATCGGCAGGCCTGCGGTATCGGCAATTTCTTGTCGCTAGACCATCTGACAAGTTGCCTGTATTTTGATTGACACTCGCAAAACGCTTTAATCCAGTCTTGCCTGCTTTCCACTAAATCACGAGTCACCTGGAATGTTCTTTTTGGTGCTTGGTCGCATTGGCTTAATAAGCTCTTTGGAGGGGTCTCTCTTACGGTCTTCTCCACCACTTTGATTTCCGTTATCACTTTTGGGGGCGCAGTCTTTGTTGAGCAAGCAGATAAGGTCATCAGGAATGCTACTATCCAAATAATGCTTGATAACAGGTGAATTCTTTTCCAGCTTTTGTAAGCGCACCCTTGCTTGTGCATCGTGAGCAGCAAGTTGTTTGTAATCATTTAACAAGTCCTCCAACGTCTCAGAATCTTTTTCCCGCAAGGCTTTCAGGTCATCAATCCGCGTTGCTTGCGCTTGCGTAATCGTTTCCAGAACGCCAACCTTACCATTTAACGACACAACTTCCGTCTGGGTTTGAGCTAAGTCTAGCTGTGTGCGCTTGTGAGCATTCCATAACGTAAAGGTGTATCCACCGATAGTTATAATCACAGCAATCATCCCATATTCTATTGCAAGCCTAGATTTCTTGACCATGAATTTCAAAGCTCCACCAATAATAGGCACTCGTCTTAAGAACGGAAGTTTAGTGAGTAGGGCGGTTATCATCGCGATTTACCTCCATTCCAATTTTCTTGTAAACTACTCTTTCAAGCAAACGGATAGAGGCATTAGCCCCTAACCATCCGCTAACACCAACAATCACCCCTGTCCATTGTTGCGACAGGTTGAGGGCTAAACAAACAAATAGCACCAATACACCAACAAATCCAGCGGCAATGGCTTCGATAACAGCCCTGCCCCATGATATTGGATGGTCCTCTTTGTCTATGGTACGCATAAGGTATCCCATAAACCCTCCTATGGCCGCAAATCCTGCATAGGCCACAATCATTAACCAGTTTTTCAAATCGTCAGGTTGCAAAATAGTCTCCTTTACCGAGGACTTTTACACCCTCCAATTATAAAAATACCACTATTGAAAAAAATTCTCAATAGTGGCAAAACGCAGTTAGAGGTCAGAAAGTAGTAGGTAACTAGGTGTCTAGGGTCTTAGCGTATCCATCACTAAGACCCTTCTTATGTTTCGCTTCAACTTTGGCAACCACCTCAGCTTTGGTGATTTTACCATCCTTATTGAAGTCGAAACCTTTATTTTGTTTGTAAGCAATGCGAGGTGAGGCAAAGACTGTTATATTGTCTGGCTTGCCGATAAAAGAAGGCATCAAAATAGCCAAATAGGTATCAGCAAGCGTCTTACACTGTGAGGCGTAAGGTTGAAAATACTTCTTAACATAGTCAAGTTGTTGAACAGGTGTCATGCGGGCAAGCGCCTGAGTGGTCGTCCCAAGAGCTTTTGCAGTATTAGGCATAAACTGAATTAAACCAGTAGCACCTGAACCTGCTCCGTTTTGCACACTGGCAGAAAACGTCTCACCAGTCTCCCAAGCCATACAGGACATCAAAAAAGATGCCTGCTCATAAGTCCAACCGAAACCAACTCCGATTGTAAGAACCTTTTCCAGGAACTCCGGGGATACTTTCGCACCCCATGCTATTTGAACAGGCATCGTTTCCACCTATAACAAGTTCAAGAGATTGGCGTCGCCCCGTCAGAAATAAGTGTAACCGAGATTACACTTAGTTGTTTACCCACCGTAAGGACTCGTTGATGACGTTCCCACGGGGCGACAGGGCGCATATTACACACAA